AGGGCATCCCGGGTGTCGTACCGGTCAATGGGGCGCAGGTTGGGGCGGGTCTTCTCCCAGGACTTCCAGCGTGCGTCTCGCCGGCCATCGGGATTGCCCAGGCGGTCCAGGCGTCCTGTGATGACAGGAACGCCCAGCTGGACAAGGGTGCGGGCGTCGTCGAGCGCGCTAGCTAGCGCTTCGTCGCGCCGTACGGTATCATTCAAGGGGTAGCGCTCCTTTCGCTGGTGCTGTCTCCCATTCGGGTGGCACTGCGTGGTTGTGCTCTTCCTCCTCGCCCGGGGAAGCTGCGGGGAGCCGAGGCTTGGTCACCTCGGCTCCCCACACTAACGTCTAGGGGATACTATCCTACGCCGCTCACGCAGCATACGCTAGGCGTACTATACCGGGTACGGACGAGAGGACAGACCATGCCACCGAGCGCGCTACACATCGTTGGGATCGACCCCGGGGGCACCACGGGCTGGGCCCGGGTGACCGTGCCACGCCTGAGCCTGTATGCCGACGAGCCCGGCGAGATCCTGGAGATCGACTGGGGTGAGGTGACCGGCGACGAGAACGTCCAGACCAAAGAGCTAGCCCGCAAGCTGCGGGAGATCCAGAGCCTGGACTATGGCGTCGGCCCGGGCGTCGTGGTGGAGGACTTTGACGTTGACAAGATCGTGACCACCGATGCTGATGTGCTGTTCAGCCCGGTCCGGATCGCAGCCCGGCTCCACTACGCCGCGTTCCGGGGCGAGCTAGCCGATGCCCACATCATCATGCAAAGCCGAGGCATGGCCAAGTCCACGGCCACCGACGACCGGCTGAAGGCCTGGGGCCTGTACGACAGCCACTCCGGCGACCACGCCCGGGACGCCATGCGGCATGCCATCACCATGGTCCGCCGACTCAAGGTGAAGCCCGAGCTCCGCAATGCGTTCTGGCCTTATCTCGAGAGGATCCCGGCGTGAGCTACGTCCACACCTTCGGCCCGCGCGCCGTGGGCTGGCTGTTCTACCGCCTAGCCATGCGCCGCTTCCAGACCCAGCCGCTACCGGAGCCAACGGCCGTCAGGCCCATCCCCACTACGAGCCGGGGCCTGGCGCAGGCAATCAGGCCCGGCCCCAAACGTCCATTCCCATACCATGAGTTCAGGTTTACCGGCATCATGGACTACTGGGTCACCGAAGCCTACCGGATCTGTCCCGAGCGTCCCACCGACCGGCCGCTCTGCGCCAGGTGCCTGACCCCGATGGAGCCCGGACGGAACTGCCAGGTCTGCCAGCCGGGACCGCCACCGGGGAGCCCTGGCGGACGGTGCTTCTGACCAGGCGAAACGCACTGCAGCCCGGCAATGGGTACTTGTGCTGGGGAGGGGGTAAATCCCCACAGGGGACAGCTGGAGGCCGTGCAGGAGGGTAGCGAGAAACCGCAGGACGCGGTATAGTTGGGGTATGAGCGCTACCTATGAAGTAAAGATCCCCGGCCGCTTCCGCGCGGGCGTGGCCTACCTTGACCTTGAGACTGATAAGGTCCCGACCGTCGCTGGTTTCCGTATGCGGAACGGCGAGGCCCTGCGTCGCCGCTGGTCCGTGAAGATGGCCGGTATCGCGCGTGACGGCGTGGCGCGGATCTTTGACGCTGAGGGTGACGAGTCCGGGCTCCTGGTTGATATGGGTGAGTTCCTGTCGGGCGCGACCGAGGTCGTGTACCTGGCTACCCGGGAGTTTGATGAGATGATCTGTAAGGGCCGGTTTACGAACGCGCGCCGTGCCCATGAGCCCCGGCCGTTCTACCCGTCCGTCCCCGGTGCCGAGTCGCTGGCGTGGCGTAGCCTAGGCCGGAACGCTAAGGCTATCGCCGCCTCGCGTCTGCCGCGTGACCCTACCGACGCCCCGTCTAAGGGTGTTACCCGGTGGACCTGGGACCGGCTGGCCGCCCATAATCTGCGTGACGTCGTTGAGCTGATCCTGATGGCGGGCTTGCCTGACGCTGAGTGCCGGGCCTGGTGTGAGCGTGTGATGGCTGACTTCCCGTTCGCGCTGGCCGCTATAACGGGGTAGCGGGAACCGCAGTCCTGTAGTATACTTGGGGTGTAAGGTACGGGCGAGAGGAGCGGGAAATGACTGAAGTGCGGTATCCGAACGTGACGGTCCCGATGGCGGGCCAGGACGGTAACGTGTTCGCCGTGATTGGCCGGGTGAACAAGGCCCTGCGGCGCGCGGGCGTCTCGGCCGCTGAGATCTCGGAGTTCACTGCCGAGGCGACCTCCGGCGACTACGACAACGCCCTGATGACCGTAATGCGGTGGGTGGACGTTTCGTGACCGTCGTCGGATGGTGTGAGCGGTGCCGGAGGATCAGGCGGGTCCGCGTGGCCCGCCCGGCTCCCGGCCCCGTTCAGACCGGCGTGTGCCAGGAATGCGAGGACAAGCGATGACCGACACCGACCAGCTAGCGCGCGAGATCGTGGACCTGGCCCTAGACTTCTACGGCCGGACGCCAGAGGGAGCGGCGCTGGCCGAGTCCGAGCTTGCCCGGATCTTCCCGGCTCCGCCCGAGTGCGACATCTGCCCAGAGCCGGCCACCGTGACCCGCCCCGCGACCAGGGGCCGGGAAGAGGCCCACTACTGCGCGGCCGATGCTAAGCGCTACCTAGGGTGGCGCGACACTTTCCACGAGGACTAGCCATTTCCGCAGTCCTGGGGTATAGTTGGGGTTGTAGTTGACCGGGCGAACGAGGAGTGCGAAATGACCGATGGTGCGAGGTCCCAGGAAATGTTTGAGGCTGTGACCAGCCCCGAGCACAAGGTAGACCTAACCCTGCCGAGCCGGAAGAGCCCGAGCGCGGCCGAGCGCGCTACCTGGAGGAAGAGCTGAGATGGAACTGACGAAGATCATGACTAAGGTCCGGGCGCTGATCGCCCAGGCCGAGCACGAGGCGACCGACCCGGCCGAGGCGCGTATCTACCGCGAGAAGGCTGACGCCCTGATGCTGCAGTACGCGATCGAAGAGGCCATGGTCTCCGATGCCGCGCCTGCGTCCGAGCGGGCGAAGCCGGGTATCCTGGAGGTTGCCATCGCCGGTGGCGACAATGACGTGGTCGGCTGGATCGGTGACCTGGCCCGCTCCGTCGCGCGGTACTGCCGCTGTATTATCCGGCTGTACAGTCGCTACGACCGTGAGACCGGTCAGTGGATGGCGAAGGTCTACGGCCACCAGGGTGACCTGGCCTACTTCGAGGTCCTGTACACGACCGTCCGGCTTCACATGCTGGGCGCGCTGCGGCCCGAGGTGAACCGGGCCGAGAGCCCGGAGGATAACGCTTACCGGCTGCACAACGCGGGCTACAACTGGTTCGAGATCGCAGCGCTGTACGGATGGCGCAAGATCAAGGACCTGAGCTGGACCAAGGCCGGGGAGCTGAACGAGCGGCCCGAGGTCCGTGACTACGACGGGAAGAATGACCTGTACTACCTGGCCTCCGAGGACCGGGTGGAGCCGAGCCAGAAGGTCGGCGGCCCGATTCAGTCCGCGTACAACCGGGCCGTGAAGGCGAGGGGCGAGACGCCCCTGAAGATCAGCCCGAGCGGTAGCAAGACCTACCGGCGCTCTGCGGCTCGGGGCTACTCAAGCCGCCTGAGCCAGCGCCTGCGGGAAACCGAGCGCGGCCGGAAGTCCGGCGGGGCTGAGATCATCCTGGCCTCCGCTGCCCAGTCCCTGGAGGACTTCTACCGCGAGGACAACGCTGCGGCCTACGCGCGGTGCCCGCGCTGTGAGAGGCTGAGCAGCGATGTCTACCGGTGCGAGTTCTGTGGCCAGTTCATTAAGGACCGGCCCGAGGAGTGCCCGAAGTGTGCGGCCAACCCGAGCGGCCACTGCCGCGACCACCCCGGCTACCGGGGCGGAAGCTACCGGCCCGAGCCGTTCGACCAGCGCGCCTACCGGGTGGGGGTCGACCACGCCAACACGGCGGATCTGGGAACTCAGGCCCGTACCGACTCAGCCCGGAAGGGTGAGCTGGGGTGAAGCGGGTGACGGTCGAGGAGGCGCTGGACCTCCTCGACGCTGACCAGAGCTGGAAGCGCTACCAGGTTGACTACCCGGAAGCCGAGCTGGGCCGGTACGCCATCCGCAAGTTTGAGATCCTGCGGACGGCCTCCGGCCGGGTAGACAACCTGCTGTCTGAGGGCATGGACCGCGACACCGGGTACGGCCAGTTCCACAAGCTCATTGAGCGCCAGCCCAACACCGCAGAGCCCGAGGTGCTCTGGATGAGCGACACGCGGGCCGAGATCATGGAGCACGACCCCATGCTTGACAAGCTGGATCTGTGTGCCCCGTTCGGCCAGGCGAAGCGTGTACTGATCAACGGGCTCGGACTGGGCCTCGTGGCGCACGCCGCGCTGACCTACCCGAGGGTGGAGCACGTGGACGTGGTGGAGTACGACCCCGAGATCATCGAGCTCGTGGGGCAGTACCTGACCGCAGACCCTAGGGTCACCATCCACCTCGGGGACGCCTACGACATCTCGTGGCCGCAGGGAACCCGCTGGGACCTGGCCTGGCACGACATCTGGCCCTACATCAGCGACGACAACCTGCCGGAGATGGCCCGGCTCGGCCGCAAGTACCGGGGCCGGGTAGGCTGGCAGGGCTGGTGGCAGAAGGCTGGCTGCCTCCACATGCGCAAGGTCTTCCGGATGATGGAGGCCGGTACCCTCCCGCCCCACATGGCGCTGGAGATCCTGGGCGGGAAGTTCCACATTTGATGAATAAACTTTCGCCCTGGGGTAGCGGAAACCGCAGCCCTGAGGTAAGGTTGGCCTTGTAAGTAGCCGGGCGAAGGAGTAGCCGTGAAACTGACCGTAGCGACCACGCAAAGCAACGACCCTGAGGTTCACGCCTTCGGGTGTGCCGATGTGAAGCGCGGGCGGCGGAGCGGTAAGTACGCCCGAGCCATCTCGATCCAGGTCGGCGAAGTTGCCGACGCGGCGCGGTGGTTCTGGGAGGACTTCCTGCCGGGCGGCTGCGCTTACGAAGAGGGCGGCCCCGGAACCGGGATGACCGACGAGGATGCCCAGGGTTACACGAAGTACCTGCCCTGTACCGGGCGGGCCGGGCGAGACAAGAAGGAGACCGAAATGACCGCAACCGCTACCAAGACCGAGACCCAGAAGGCCACGACCCAGGCCGAGGCTGCCGAGGCTGCCCTCCTGAACGGCGTCGTGAGGACCGACCCGAAGCCGGCGAAGACCCCGAAGCCGAAGACCGAGAAGGCTCCGGCCCCGGCGAAGGCCCCGGTGAGCAAGACGGAGAAGATGCTCCGCCCCGCTACCAAGACCGTGACCGGCTACGTGAGCTGGCTGAAGTCCGAGCTGGGCTCCGCCGAGTGGGCGAAGCTGGCGAAGGACCCCGAGCGTCTGGCCCAGGTGAGCCTGACGAACTATGGAAGCTACAGGGCTAGCAAGTAGCCCTACCCGCGAGAGGGCGGCCGGACCCCCGGCCGCCCCTTCGGCTTATCCAGAGGAGGAACCATGCCAACATTCAGGGCCACGTTCGGCCCCAACCGCGAGGCCCCGGCCGACGCCCCCGACGCCATCATCAGCGGTGAGATGGTGTTCCGCTCGGAAGACTGGGAGGCGGCCGACCTTGCTATCCGCACGGTGACCGGCTACCTGGCGCCGGGCCTGCTGCGGTACCGAGTAGAAGAGGTCCGGCCCGGCCCTCCCGAGGTGACCGGGCTCAAGGCAAGACTGCCCCGTCCCGGCCGTGTAGTGTCCCAGGAGGAGCGGGAGCAATGGCTCCGGCCCGAGGGTACCGACCCGGAGGTTGATGGCTTCCTGGACGCTGTCAGGGCCGGGTACGCGGACCTGGACAGCCCCGACCTCCAGAGCGGCATGGCCATCGAGGCCGAGCCGCAGTGCGAGGCTAGCTCGTGGCGCGGCGGCACAAAGCAGACGTACGGGCCTGGCGGGTACAACCGCTGCATCCACCCGGCCAGTCACCAGACCGACCTCGAGGGCACGCCGCACCGGGATGACTTCGGCAACGTGTTCGTTCTGGAGCCCAAGTTCAAGATCCTGCCGAGGTGATCCCGTGAACAGGGTCCTGTCCCGGGTAGCCGTGGTGGCGGTAATCTGGACAATCTTGGCCCTCGCCCTCGGGGGATGCCAGTCGGCCCAGCATGCCTGCCGGCACCACGGCGGGGTCAGCCGCATCCACAACACATGGGCCGTGTGCAACGACGGAACCTGGCACAGTATGGGGGCCTGACCAGGGCTGCAAAGAAAGTTTGAAGAAAACCGCAAAAAGGGTAGCGCCATCGGGGCGTCCCGGGTATAGTTCGTATTGTAAGGCTGAGGGTTCCGCCGGGAGGCGGGGCGAAACCCCAGAAATCTGAAAAGTGGTTTTAGGGAAACTCCCCCGGGAGCTAGCCCGCGCGTAAGTCCCTAAGGGTCGCGCGGGGTCCGAGGAAAGTCCCGAGAGCGAGGAGGCCGGGTCGCCGGTGTTGTGCGGAACAGGGTAATAATTCTCACCGCGCTTCCTTTGCCGGTGCCAGGCGATTCGGTCGTGGCCCGGCCTCCTTCCCCCGATGACCGTGAACGAGTCGGTAAGCAGATCAAGGTCCGTTTGAAGACGGTCCCGTATGACGCAAACCGGCGCTTGCGGGTGATAAATCCGTTCCCGGTCATCTGGTGGGCACCCGGTTGAGGGTGTGCGTGCGGGCTGCTGACGTAGCTTAAGCTCCCAGCAGCGGGGCCAGAAGGAAGGGCAACACCCCTGGTCGCGCCGGTAGCTCCGGCCCATGGTGGGGAGAACAGAACGCCACTGCCCAGCTCCGGCTTGCCGGGCTGGTGGGGCTATCCGTGAGGACGTCCTATCCCACGTGCCGCACGTACTACCTCATCCGGGTACCCGCCCGGGGACCCCGGGTGGCCGTAAGCCTACCCATGTGGTGGCTGGTCACAGAAGCCAGACCAAGAGGCGTGTAGTCGCCGCCACAGCCTGGGGTTAGCACGAGCTCGGCCGGGCGACTCAACGTCCCGGCAAGCGCAAAGGGCATGCGGTGACGGGCTCATCCCCGTGGGCCAGGCACCCGGAGGCCACTGACCGGTGCGGGTAACCCGCCCGGCCGAGCTCCTTTACCCAGCAGGGATAGGCCAGACAACAATGGAACTAAGTCGGGACCTCCCCTGTGGCCAGGAGAGTTAGAGCAGCCCGCGTGTCCGCCCGGACTTGGCTGCGCCCATATCTCCCTGCTGGGGGCCACAACCTAGGCTGGTGACGCGACAAGCGTAAGACGCCAGCAAGCCAGGTCACGGCCACCGACCTGTTAAGAAAAAGTGGCACGGGGCTAGCGCTCCAGAATCGCGCGACGGTGCTCGCTGAGGCGGGACCCCGCTGATCGTGGCGCTAGCGCTAGCCCCATCTAAGCTCCCAGCGGGTGCGCTCACGGCGCGCTCTGACGGTAAGGCCACAGTGCCCGCTGGGGTAAGTTTGTCGGGAAGTGCGCCGGAAGACTGTAGACAAAACCGGGAGCGCACGAGCTGGTAGGCGAAAGCCACGGGTTAGGCCAGCACCTAACGCAAAGGGGATCTGAGCCTTGGCCGATGACGGCTGGCAGCAGCTACCGCGCGGGGGAGCCGAGGCTACCCGCGTGGAGCTGTTGCACCAGCTGTCGGTCAAGCGCTGGCGTGACGCCTACGCCGCGTGGCTGACCCTTGCTGTGGGCCTAGGATTGAGTGCCTGGCTCGATGAGTCCGAGGCGGACCGGGTTACCGACCTCATCCGCAAAGCCATGCAGGCGACAGAGGAGTGGCGTGAGGCCACACCTACGCTGAAGCATGCTGACGATGGATCGCCGTGCTGGTCCACCGGGTACAATGACCACGGCACGATGCGCTGCGTAGAGCATGGTCGGCCCCTGTAGCCAAGCTGCAGCACTGGCGTATACTAGGGGTAGTTAGGGCGAGGAGGAGTGATGAAAACTGTAAAGAAGATCGAGGACCTGTTGCTGGTGAACCAGTTGTTCACCGGCCGGTACGACCGGCTGTGGAAGGAACTGGAGGGACACCGGATCGCCGAGCAGGCCGACGCCCGTGGCGTCGAGCGTGACGGCTGCCGGATGGACGGCATGCGTGCCGAAGCGATCTGGGACTGGCTGGACAGGAACCAGCGAGCCGGTACCCTGCGGCGCTGGACCTGACTGGTGTGCGACAACCACGACGGCCGATGCATCCGTCACGCCGACCACAGCCCGGACGATGACCTGCTGCCCTTCCCGTACCTGTCGGGCGAGGCGAGCGAGACCACCCTGCCGGATGGCACGGCCCGGGTGGTCACGGCTCACTTTGAGCCGGACCAGACCAGGTACGGCAGCCATTAGCCATTCCTGCAGGTTTGGCGTATACTTAAGGCGTAGGGCTCGGGAGGGCCGGGCCGGTAGGGAGCGGGAAAAGTGAAGTTCCAGTTTATCAGCCCTAGCGGGTGGGTCGGCTCGACCTTCGAGGCCGGGTCTGATGCTGAGGCCGTGAAGATCGCCAAAGCGGCCCCGTACTTCGAGAAGGTTCTGGACGTGATTGACTGGCAGGACGAGGACGGGAACGCGGTCGTCGGTCTGGTGGTTAAGGACTAGCGCTTACGCTAGGCGTAGGGTATAGTTGGGGTTGTAAGTAACCGGGCGAGCGTCGAGGAGTGAATCGACAATGAGCATCAATTGTAGAAGCGGTGGCACGAGCCACCAGCACGAGACCGTGGCCGAGGTTAAGGCCTGCTACGGCCAGGCGAAGGTAGCCGTGTTCGTGCCGCCGACAGAGAAGCAGGTCAAGTTCTTCGGCGGTCTGTGTGACCGTCAGGGGCTCCGGACTACCGGCCGGACGGCCGAGCAGATCTCGAAGCGCGAGATCTCCGGCCTGATCTCTGTTCTGGTGAAAAGGAAGCCTGCCGACCCCGTGCCTGCGGGCCTGGAGTACGGGCCCAAGGACCGCGAGCCCGAGACTCCGCTGCCTGATGTGCCCTCCGGGTACTACGCGGTGGGGAGCCTGACCGGGAACAATGACCTGGACTTCTTCTCCGTGGAGCGCAAGACCGAAGGCCGCTGGGCGGGCCGGACGTTTGTGAACCGGGTGATCGGTGGCCGCTCTGAGACCACGGTGCGCGGGAAGACCGCCCGGGAAGCCCTGGAGGCTATCGAGGCTGCCGGCCCCGCGAAGGCGTCGGCTCTGTACGGCCAGGAAATCGGCCGCTGTGGTAAGTGTAACCGGACCCTGACCGATGAGCTGAGCCGCTCAATCGGGATCGGCCCTGTCTGCCGGGCGGCGTGATGACCTACGTAACCCTGTGCCTGGTGGCTGCCTTCCTGGCGCTCCGCCGAGCGCTGGCCCTGATCGGCCTGGCCTTCCTAGTGATTGGACTCTGATATGTCAACTGAGGTCAAAGTAGACCGTATCCCTGTGTGCGACGTCTGTAACACTGTTCCTGCCGCCTACGACGCCAAGACCGCAGGGGGTCCTTGGGGCTATCTGTGCGAGGGCTGTTTCGCCCGCCATGGAGTCGGCCTTGGTACCGGCCGTGGCCAGCGCCTGATCCTAAGGGGCAAGTGACCTGTCATGAACTGGGCGCAATGGGCTGAGCAGATGGGCTTTGTAGTCCTCGGATGGGCCATCGTGATGGCAATCTGGTACGTGGTATGGGGACGTCGGTAGCCCATGCTGATGAACCCGGAAACCCTCGAGATCCCGAGCGTGGGCGAGCTGCTACCGCGTACCCGGCGTCGGCGTCACGTCAAGCCGTGCGGTACGGCTGCGGCCTACCGGCGCCACTTCCGGCGCAAGGGTAGCGAGCTCCCGGTAGACCCGGCCTGCGCCAGATGGCACCGCAAGGATATAGCAAGGAGAAAGCAGTGCGACGCATAGACGAGCACACGGTCCACTTTGACAACGACGTTGAGCTAGTCATCAGCGAGATACATGATTTGCTGCTAGACCAGGGGTACAGCCAGGGGGATGCCCTGATACTCCTCCGGGGATCACGGGTGCCGGAAGGACTCCGGTCACCGACCCCGGTACTAGATGCCGCTCTCACCCCCGAGCTTGCCTCGTGGCTGGGCGAGTGAGTCAGCCTGACTCGCCGTGCTCAAACCGGGCCTGGCGCGCGGCCGCCAGAGCCTCAACAGCAGCCTCCGGAGCCCCGCACATGAACCCCTCCAGCAGGAAGCTGATCTCGACGGCACCGTGCATCTTCTTGCGGAGGCTTGTCTGCTCCAGCGGACAGCCCGGGGCTAGCGTCCACGGCACGGCCCAGAGGTCGCCGTGCTTGTGTAGCTGGACCGGCCAGCGGAGGCTGTCCTGCTTCGGGATCCACCCCAGGACAACCACGTCGGTGCCGACGCCGCAGTCGCTCACCCCGCTGGCGAGGTACAGCAGCCGCAGCGCCTCGTCCGGATCTAGCGTGCCCTTGACCTCAGCCCACTGGCCCGAGCTGAGCCAGAAGTCCGGCAGCCAGCGCATGTGCCGCCTGCCGATGTCTATCTCAAGGCCCTCTGGCTCATACTGCCACTCAATACGCATGCGGTTGAGGAACACGGCCCACCGTGCCTCCAGCCGCGAGCGGAATCGGCAGCCGTCGTACCGCGTCTCAATCGGTCTCACAGTCATGGGTTAAGGGTACGCTAGTCGGGTGTCGTGATACGGCTCAGCGTAAGGGAGGCACAAGTGTCCGATAGGATCGCGGAGATCGTGGCCCTTGAGGGTTACGCAGACGTTAACCGGGAGACCCGTAGCGCACAGCGCTGGGCCGCAGCCAGGCTGATCTGGGAGGAGCTCCAGAGCAAGTCGTACACCGTGCTGTCCGTGGAGATCAAGGCGGCCGGGGGCAAGGGCAGTATCGGCCACCTGACGTGTATGAAGCGCTGCTGGGAGCTAGTCGTGGTCCAGCCTGGCATCGAGCCCACAGATTATGACGACCTGCCGTTCTTTGGCACCGTGTACCAGAGCGACGAGGTGCGCCGGCCAGCCGACCGTAAGCGCCGCAAGACCACGGACGGCCACGAGGCCCGGGGCCACCGTGCCGGCCACAGGAAGGACCCATGCCTTCACGAATCAGCCCACGCCTGGATCGTGAATGCCGACGAGGCGCTCGATGCCCTGGCTGAGCACAGGGTGTCATGGCCGTTCCTCACGCCAGAGGACCTTGAGCGACTTAGGGGCCTGCCAGCCAAGGTAGATACCATCCTTGACCTGCTCGTTCCCGGCAAAGCTAGCGCATAGGCGGCAAAGGAGGTAACGTTTCGTTGATAACGGCTCCCCGCGCCGACAGCCCGGCTCGGGGAGCCTAACCCGTACCTACCGAAGATAGGAGTCCGGGCCTGTGTCGAAGCTTAACGCCGGACGAGTCGTTAAGGCTATCGCCAATCGCTCTTTGTGGCTGATCGTCCTTGTCCCCATCCTTGCCGTGAGCGGGTACAGCCTCTTCTACGTTGCTCGTTACCTAGGCGTCCCGCCACCGTTCGCCGTCGTCATGAGCACGTGCTTCGATGGCACGGCGCTGATCGCGGCCGAGTATTCCCTCCGCTACGCCCAGGTAGGCCTGAGCGGCTCAGGGCCTCGAGCAGTTGTCCGCATCTTCGCGCTCATAGCGGCGTGGCTTCAGACCCTTCATGCCCGCATAGGACACGAGCCGCCCGGAGCATGGGCCCTGTGGGCCGCGCTCCCTATCGCGGCCGTGGTCGTCTACGACATTCACATCCGCTGGGAGCGCCGCCGTGCGCTAGCTAACGCCGGGGTCATCTATCCCGCGCCGCTACCCGCGTTCGGGCTGAGCACCTGGGTCCTCTTCCCCTTTGCCAGCCTTGGCGGGCTACGGGGCATAGTTGAGCGTCGTAAGAACGCCATCATCGCTAACGCTGAGCGTCGGCTGCCCGTAACCATCCAAGGAGAGATCGTCAAGGAGCCTGTCAAGGAGAGGGTCGTCAAGGAGCCCGCGAAGGACGAGGCCAGGGAGCCCGCCGAGCCACGCCCCCGGCCCCTACGGGTGGCCGGTACGCCGCACCCGCACACCCCGACTAAGCACATCCGGGAATGGTGGGCGTCGACCGGGCGGCAGCCCATCCTTGGCGACCGTGGCAAGGTGCCAGCGTTCATCATCGAGGAATATGAACAGCTGGCGGTGGGCAACGATGGATAAGGTGCTGTTCAGCCCGTTCTTCTGGTGGGTCGCCATGATGGGCGGGTATTACCTCCTCGTGGGCGCGGTGGTCACGGACGGCTACTTCCGGGATCTGATTGGTCACAGCCATGGCAACGGTCATCACCACAGCAAGCTTCACATCGTGCTGTGGCAGATCCACAGCGGCATGCACGTCAACCCAAACCGGAGCTACGGCGACGAGGCCCGGCTCAAGCGCGCGGCCGGGGCTACCAACCGCGCCACGCCCGAGGGGGCCATCGTCTACTTCACCCCCTGGAAGCGGGCCCACCGGGCTCTCCGCAACAACGCCGTCGTGTGGGCGATCCTGACGGCTGTCTTCGGCATGATCGTCGACACCCCGCTCACCATCAACATCCTGGCGTCGGCCGCGACCGTAGCGGTCCTGGCCGGCATCGGATGGATGATCTGGCGCATGCGTAAGCGGGCCCAGGCCCGGCCGGCGAAGAAGGTGGCCAGGGCTCGCTGGGATAACCTGAGGCTCGGCCCGGCTGCGGTGCCCCGCGTTGACATGCCTCTGTTCGTGGCGGGCGGCACGCTGACAGAAGCCAAGCCACGCCTGGACGGTGGCATCCCACAGACCATCATGGCTACGCTGTTGGCAGACCCGATAGGATGCAGCCCGGTAGAAGCTGACCGTCGCCTCCAGATCGGGTCTGACAGGGGCAGCCTAGCTCTGCCAGACACGTTCGCTGCGCTAGACCGCCAGCGCGCAGTTGTCGAGGAGATCGTCCGGGCCCAGACGAATGCCCGGCTGGCCTTCACCTGGAGTACCTCAGCCGTACCGCGCACGGTGAGCTGGGTCCCGGTCGTGCGGAGCCTACCCGGCCGCGTTCCGTTCCGGGATTACCTGACCGCACTGGAGGCTCTGGCCCCGGGTGACTTCGGCGTGGGCCTGGACATTGACCGAAAGCTGTACGTCGCCAGCCACAACGGTGACAAGCCGTGGTGGCTCCGTTCGGTCGGCTCGGGTGGCGGCAAGAGCATGGGATTCAAGGTCAAGCTGGCGCAGATCTGCCACAAGGACCCAGAGGCCGAGGTCTACTGTGTTGACACCAAGCAGATCAGCTTCCAGTGCATGCACGGGATCCCTGGGGTCCACATCTATGACGACCCGGTAGACCACATGGACCAGATCTACACTGTGTGGTACACCCTGGCCGGCATCATGCGGGACCGCTACACGGCCCTGCGCAAGCGGGAGATACGGCGAGACGAGCTCCGGGACATCTGGATCCTGGCCGACGAGGGCAACGATCTGTCCACGAGCATGAAGTCCTACTACGTGACCAACATCAAGGAGAGCGGCGACCCCGCACAGCCGCCCGTGTGGCGTGACGCCATCGAGAAGCTGATCAACCAGGGAAGGGAAGTGGGCATTCGGGGCGAGTTCATGTTCCAGAACATGACGGACCAGGCGCTGGGTGGCATCAGCCTACGCGACTCATGGGGTGGCGTAGCCATCGGCAACTACAAGAAGAATCAGTTTGGCCGGATCATCGGCACCACGTTCGTCCCTCCGAAGGAAGGGGCCGGTAAGCTTCTCATGGTGGAAGGGAGCAGGCAGAACTGGGTCCAGGGATTCTGCGACGACGACCCGTTCCTGCGCGACTATGCGCTGATCGGACGAGAGGAAAGTCATGCCTAAGTTCATTGAGCGCTGGTGGCTGCGTAGCGTCAGCCGTACCGAGTGCTCCCCCAGCATCCTGATCGCGGTGGCCATCGTGGTCCTTGGCCTGGTCGTGATCAAGTACCAGGACGCCATCATCCGCACGGTCGTGATCACGCTGCTGGCCGTCGTCTGCCTGCTGGCCGTAGCCGGGCTGAGCATGCTGGCCTACACGACTGTCCGCTGGTACAGCGCCAGGGACATGGCCGAGGCTCACCGGGTGGCCGGCGTGCCCAGCGACGGCAGCATAGTAGACGTGCCGGACGACATCACCGAGGCACACTCACCCGACGAGGAAGCGGCAATGCGGCGCGCCAGGAAGTTGCTGACCGAAAAGTAGCACGTCTGTAGCTTTCCCGGGCGGGACGAGGTATACTTCTGGTATGAGGACCAAGGGCGAGCGAGTAAAGGCCTGGGGTTACCCGGGCGTGATTGTGGCCAACACCGATGACATTCCCGGGAACTGCGGCCAGCCCGGCTGCTACGTAGTGGCGATGACGGGCGAGGGCGTCGCCAACAACACCACCCCGGGCGAGCAGTGGGTTGTCCCTCCCGAGGACGTGACCGATGACGGGGCCTGGCAGTGTGGCGCCGGTCACGTGTTCGGGTATGAGCCGCCCCCGGCCTCGCCTCCCTGGTGTGTCGTTCTGGGCTGTAAGGCCGGGGACTACCGCTGGATCGTCAAGGACGAAGTGACCGAGCGTGACTGGATCCCCGAGTAGCCAAACCTGCACGGGTGCGGTATACTAGGGCTGGAGGGTGAGGGTGATGGAAGAAATTGACTTCGCGGCCTGGACCGACGAAATGCTGGTGGCTAGCCTGCCGGCTGGCCGTAAGGCTCGCAGTCCGCACCTGCCCGCGCTGATCGCGGAGATGGAAAAGCGCGGTATCGACACGACGGACCAGGCCGAGGCCGCGTTCCGTAAGGCCGCGATTGACGACTTCCTGAACGATCTGGGCCTGTAAGGGGCGAAGATGACGGGCGAGGGGATTCACATGAACGTATGCCACCACTGCGCCAAGCCGGCCACGCCTACCAGCCCGCTGGTAATCCGTGCTGGCTACTACTACCACCGCGCCTGCTGGGGTAAGGTCGTGACACGATGACCGTCTCCTGCACGACCGACGGCTCCCGGGTCCTCGTCCGCTTCCCCTATTCCGCCGCTGCGGTGAACCGGGTCCACAAGGTTCCCGGAGCCCGCTGGCACGACGAGACCAAGACCTGGCGCGCGCCGCTGACCATGGATACCTGCCGGGTCCTCCGGCGCGTGTTCGGGACTCAGCTGGAGATCCTGCCGCCGCTGGTCGTCTGGGCGCGCGCCGAGCTCGTGGCCGAGGCCGCCATGGAGGAGATCCGGAGCGGCAAGGCCAGGGCCCGGCTGGTGCGAGTCGAGAAGTCGGCCCCACAGCTGGCCCTGGCGATGGACGCCCGGCCGTACCAGAAGGATGGTGCCGCGTTCCTGTCCCTGGGGCGGCACGTTCTGCTGGGCGACCAGCCCGGCCTGGGCAAGACCCTCCAGACACTGGCCGCGCTGATCGAGACCGGCGCGCGCCGGATCGTCGTAGCCTGCCCCCGGACCGCCTGCCGGACCGTGTGGGAGCGGGAGACCGCGCGCTGGGCTCCCGGCATAGAGACCTTTGTGGCCCAGGGAACCCCGGCGCACCGTGAGCGTGTAATGGGCGAGTTCTTTATATCAGGAGTCCGGCAGGATGGCTCGGGTGACGGCCGTCAGAAGATGCTGATCATCAACACCGAGATGATCCGGACGCGCCGTATCTGGGTCTGCCCCGATAAGATCACCGAGTGGGCTAAGGCTCCGGGGCTCAAGGGAGGCTGCCCGCTGAGCCACGATCACAAGATCCGGCTGGAGCACAAGTGGCCGTTCCTGTTCAAGGCGCAGTGGGATGCGATCGTGATGGACGAGAGCCACAACTCCCTGGCCACTACCAAGAACGTCCAGAGCAAGGGAATCACGCAGGTCCGCCTCGGCGCTGTGCTGTTGCGTAAGCGCCTGAGTCCCGATGCGGGTAGCCTCGCCATAGCCCTGTCGGGAACTCCGTTTAGGAGCAATCTGGCGAAGGCCTGGGGCACTCTGAACTGGCTGCGTCCCGACGTGTTCACCAGCTTCTGGAACTTCGCCAAGACCCACTTCGAAGTTGAGCAGGACGGCTACAGCCAGACGGTAGGCCGGGAGCCGCTAGACCCGGCCGCGTTCGAGGCTGCTATGCGGCCGTACTTCCTGGCCCGTACCAAGGCTGAGGTGGCGAAGGACCTGCCGCCGATCGTGTACGCGGGCACGCCGCCGGAGGACAGCCCCGACGCTGGCAACTACGTCTGGCTGCCGATGGAGGGTAAGCAGGCCGAGGCCTACCAGAAGATGCTGGAGATGGCCACCGTCCGCCTGGGCGACAGGACGCTGACGGCTAACGGGGTCCTGGCTGAGATCACTCGCCGGCGCCAGTTCGCCTGCGCCTACGCCGAGGCCCTGCCCGGTAACGAGATGCGCATGGCCCTGCCCAGCAACAAGCTGGACTGGATCCTGGAGTTCCTAGCCGAGCGTGAGGGCAACGACGGCAAGGTCGTCATCGCTACCGGCTTCACCCAGCTGGTGAAGCTGTTCGCCCGCGAGATCGAGGCGGCCGGGTACCAGGTGCTGACGCTGACGGGCGAGACCTCCGACCGTGCCCGGGCTGACATGGTAGAGCGGTTTGCCGATCCGGATGACCCAGCCCGGGTCGCCATCATCAACATGAAGGCTGGCGGCGTGGCGATCACGCTGGACCAGGCCGACGACATGATCCTTGTTGACCAGCCCTGGACCTCCGACGAGGAGGAGCAGGTCGTTGACCGAATCCACCGTGTCAGCCGGATCCACAACGTCACGGTATTCCGGCTAATCACCGAGGGTACCGTTGACTCGTGGATGGCTAGCAACGGTGCCGACCAGCGCCGTATCCTGCTGGCCGCCACCGAGGGAATCAGGGAGATGCCATGAGCAAGCCTGCTTTTAGCTACCCGGATATGCCGGGGGACCACTGGTGGGAGAGGCCGGCAACTCCCCTCCCGCCCGCTCACCGCCCGGTCCTGGTCCGCCTCGGGAACCACCACGAGGTCCGGTGCCTGGTGTGCGGCGACGGATATCTATTTACGATCCGATGCAAGGGGGAGTCATGACCGGCCGCTCCCGGGTACATGGATGGAAGGTGACAGTTGTGAGCCCACGACGTGAACGCCAGTACGCCACGACCGATGAGCACATCCTGGAGGCCAAGCGCATGGCGCTGGTCACGCAGGAGTACATCGACGATGACAAGGACGACACCACGGAAGAGCAGCTGATGGTGATCGTTCAGCTTGGCATCCTGCACGCCGTAACGGCCGTGGCTGACGTCATGGTAAGATTTGCCGATATCGTAGAAGAGGAGCGGAAATGACAACGCTGATAGTAATAGCCCTGCTGATATGCGGGATCGCCGGATCACTGATCGGCCGTCCGAAGGGCTACCCGGTATGGGGCTTCTTCCTGGGCCTGTTCCTGGGCGTGCTGGGGGTTGCCGTCATGACCCTGTGGCGTCCCCGGCCCAACTCTCCGAAGGGACGGCAGGCATGACTGCGTACATCGTGACCCGTAGCCGCATCCCGAACCTACGGAAGATCATCCCGTTCTGGCTGGAGCAGGACATCCCTGTCCGGCTGGTGGTCGAGCACAGCGAGTGGTCCGAGCACCGCAATTTCGTCCGGGACATGGGCTGGCGCCGAGAGGTCACAGTGGTCTCGCCCGACAAGGTGGAGCGCGGTATCGGCTACGCTCGGCACTGGTCCGTACTGGACGCCGACAACCACGGGCTGAAGTCGTTCATCATGAGCGACGACGACATGCGGCCGCAGGCCGGGTCGGACATGCGCCTCCTGATGAAGGAGGCCGCCCGGCCCGGGGTGCTTGGCATCGGTGCGGTCCGCAGGCTACACGACTGGTTCAGCGGCGGGGCCGTGAGCGCCAACAGCGGCGTGATCCTGTGCCCGTCCGGCTGGGGCATGCAGCTGTTCGCCCTCAACGTCCGCAAGACCCTTGCCGTCGGGAACTTCGACAAGCGCCTGGACTGTTTCGGCGAGGACCATGAGCTGATGCGGCAGGGCATCTCTCGCAAGATCCCATGGCTCGTCCACTGCGACGTCTACTGCGACGCCATCGGCACGCGTTACGCACCGGGCGGGCTCAACGCCTATGCCGGCTCTACAGCTGAGCGTAAGGACCGGGAGCTAGCGTGCCACCGTATCGTACACGACCTCTGGCCCCGGTACGTTAGCGAGCCAGGCAGGGCCATGCGGGTGTCCTGGAAGCGGATGCTCGATGACTACATGCCCGGCTGGCAGGCCCGGAGCGCGATCCACGGAGGTGCCTGGCGATGAAGACCATAGGCGCCAGAGGGATCCAGCACATCTTGTGTAGCGACTACCGCCTGTCCCGGCCCGTGGCCGTGCGCGTTACCGACATCGCAGCGGAGCAGGGGGTCGTTGTGGCCTCGTGGGCCGAGGGAGCCGTGACCGTCCGGCGCGTCAAGGGTGGATTCACCATCGAGAATGGGGCCTCCGGGGCCACCGATGGGATGACGGTGAAATTGCCGGCCAAAACGGTAGCGCCAGCCCAGAACGTGGGGTATAGTTGTTCTAGTAGATCACACTCTGACTCAGGAGGACTGAGAGAAATGGCACGAGCCGCAGCCCCTGCCGCCGAGGTCGCTGACACCGAGCGCGACATCACCGGCTACGTGGACAAGGCCCCCACGGCCAAGATGGAGGACTACCACGAGTGGCTCGAGGCCGCTCTGGACACCAAGATCGACAAGCAGTCCATGTTCCTCGGCGTGACCCTGTACCCGGACTTTCAGCGGTCCGAGTTCAACCGGAACCGTACGGCCGCACGGCGCGAGGCGCGCCAGGCAGCCAACGGTGCCGAGGACGAGGCCCCGGCCCCCAAGACCGCCAGGCGGGGTCGCCCGGCTGCGGCCGCCAAGGAGCCCAAGGCTGCGGCCGCCAAGACTCCCAAGCGGGGTCGCGGCCGTCCGGCTGCCAGCGCGGCAGCGCCGTACTAACCACCAGGACCCCCTGGGTGTCGGTGACAGCCGTCTCCCGGCATCCAGGGCCAACGTCGGAGTGCCGCAGTTTGGTAGCGGACCGGGTTCATGACCCGGATGTCGTGGGTTCGAATCCCACCTCCGACCCGACGCCGTTGGCGCGCCAGGGGTGGCGGAGAACGGCATGGAAATGTGGATACTCGGAACTCCACCCCGCCACCCCACCTAACTCGGGCGAGAGGATTGCATCATGAGTGTGCCTGTGATCAGGCTGGGCATTCCGGCCAGGCGCAAGCCAGAGAAGCCAGCGCCGAACAAGCACGACAGCCTCCACCTAGGCAAGAGTGAAGGGCTCCGGTACTGCTGGTGTAAGTGCCGGCACTGCTGGTCCGTCTCCTTTGCCGTCAAGGGCATCATCACCGGGTTCTGCATCTGCCCCGATTGCCCGTGCCGCCGTGAGACCGAGAAGGCACTCCGTGGCCGGAATGCTCACTGACGACGGGCTCCCGACCCTCACCACCACCGAGCGGGCTACCGCCAAACAGTGCCCGTGGCGCTGGTGGCAGCGGTTCCGGGAAGGACTGGTGCCTAACGGCGAGGTCGCCGATGCGCTCTGGTTCGGGACTGGCGTCCACCTTGCCCTAGCCGACTGGTACGAGCTCGGGTACAAGCGCGGACCGCACCCGGCCGACACGTTCGCGACCTGGGCCGGCGACGAGCTGCGGGAGATACGCGCCAGCCTGACCGAGAAGGATCACGAGTGGTATGACGAGCCCAAGTACCTGGACGCCGTCGAGCTAGGCGTCGCCATGCTTGAGGCATACGTCGACAAGTACGGCAAGGACCGGAACTGGAAGATCATCGCGATCGAGCAGCCGTTCCGGGTCAAGGTGACCAGCCACGGAAAGGCCATCGCCTGGTTCCTGTCCACCTTTGACGGCGTGATGCGTGACAAGGACGACGGCCGCATCTACCTGATTGAGCACAAGACAGCCGCCCAGATCGATCTGGCGTACCTGGAGCTCGACGATCAGGCTGGCGCCTACTGGGCCGTAGCTACCGCTGTCCTCCGGGGCATGAAGATCCTGAAGCCGGATGAGGAGATCGCCGGCATCGTCTACAACTTCCTCCGGAAGTCACTGCCCGACGACCGGCCGGTGAACGAGGAGGGCCTGCGCCTTAACCAGGATGGCAAGGTAAGCAAGCGCCAGCCTCCTCCGGCGTTCGTGCGCCACACGGTAGAGCGTAGCGGTGGCGAGCTGAAGTCCCAGATGCTCCGCCTGGCCGACGAGGTCACCTGGATGAATGCGATGCGTGACGGCTCGCTACCCGTCCTCAAGTTCACCGGGCGTCATTGCGCTCGGTTCTGTGATTACTTCGACATGTGCAAGTTGCACGAGAAGGGTGGTGACGCCTGGCTAGAACTAGCCGAGTCCCTGTACACCCGTAGGAGCCCGTACGACCGATATGTCAAATCGGCTTCAGAATGAGGAGCGCATGAAGATTTTCAGAACTTCCGCAATCGCCGTGGGTGCAGCTACGCCAGCCCTAGCGCTGGCCCTGGCGATGGCGCCGAGCGCGGGTGCCAGCACGCAGCTGGTCCCGCACAACTCGACGGCAGCCTGCCAGACCCAGCCCGGCTGTAACGAGCCGGTCGTCGCTGTCTCGCAGGACGGCAACGACTTCATCCAGTCCCACGACGCGGCGCTGACTGTGTTCCCCGACAACACGGTGGGGACCCGCATCCGCAATGGCCTCGACAACGGCACCCAGGACTTCACGTTCTCGTTCGTGGAGACCGTGCCAGCCTCCGGCCCGGGGTCCTACGGCTTTACCACCTTCGACAACAACCACTACGCCGGCCAGCCGGTGGTCCAGGAGGAGTGGACCCCGTTCGCGCAGGACACCGGGCAGTGCGTCAACATCGGGCACACCTCCCACCTCGCGTCGCTGCAGCCGTGCGGCACCGGCAAGGGCCAGGCATTCATCCTGACCACGAACGTGCCGACCCTCAACCCGCCCGGGGCTCCCGGGTACCGCTACATCGTCAGCGTGCGCCAGGCCAACAACCTGGCTCGCCACCAGCTGCTCACCGCTGACGACACCGGCTTCGGCCGCGTGTTTGTGACTGGCGGAGTCCGGCACAGCCCGGGTGTGGCCACCAACCAGATGTGGTCCGCCCTTCCGTAACAACCCTGGGGCCTGGCGGCGCTACCCCGGCCGCCAGGCCCCGCCCCAGGAGGAACTCATGAGCTGTCCCGATGCCGACCCGGAGGCCGGCCATATCAACACGGAGGGAAGACACTCTGATGCCACAGCCTAAGCGTGGCCAGCGTACGGCCAGGGCCAAGACCAACGTCCAGGAGAAGGAGAACCCGACTTCCCTGGAGGTGACCCCGGTCACCATCGAGATCGAGGACCTGGGCAAGACCAACCCCAGTATCAACTGGCTGCTTTACGGGCCAAGCGGCGTGGGCAAGACCATCCTCGCGGGTGGCGCGCCGAACGCCTACTTCCTGGACACGGAGCAGGGCACCGTGAGCGCTAAGCGGTCCGGGAGCAAGGCCGGGCTGATGACGGCTCCGGACTGGGAGCACATCGTGGCCGCGACTGATCTGGCCGAGTCCAAGCTCGGGGCTGACGACTGGCTAATCGTGGACAGCGGGACCAAGGCCCAGATCCTCTACATTCGCTGGCTGCTTCGAATGCGGCACGC